GGTATAGGAATTTACAGTATGGTAGGAGATGGAGAAAAGGGTGCAGAGATATATAGCCTTGCAACAATGAGGGAACAAGCAAAGCGTACTTGGGAAGAGTCAAGAACAATGGTAGCACAATCATCTACGCTACAAGCCTTTTTAAAAAATAGGTCGTATGATATTTATTGTAACGATACATTCAGTACATTTAAAGCATTAGGTAAAAATACAAATAACTTTGATGGATTAAATTGTTCTGTTGCGATTCTTGACGAAATACATGCGATTAAAGACCGTAATACATATGATGTAATAAAACAATCGCAGTCAGCAAGGCGCCAACCGTTATTATATATGATAACAACAGCCGGGACAGATAGAGCCGGACTATTTGACGATATGTACGATTATGCGATAAATGTATTAAACGGAGTAATAGAAGACGAAAGATTTTTCCCATTACTATATACACTTGATAATCCGGAGTTGTGGACCGACGAGGCAAGCTGGCAACAGGCGAATCCTGCAATAGATGTTATAAAGAATAGACAGGAGTTAATGGAAAAAGTCGAATCCGCTAAACAGTTTGCGCCAAATAAGCCAGACGTAATGACCAAAGATTTTAACATTATAGGCGTAACTCGCAAAGGCTGGCTACCTTACGAATCTTGCCATAATCCAAATACGTTTGATATATTAAAATTTAGAAACCATAATGCAATAGGCGGTTTTGACTTATCACGTACGGGCGATTTAACAGCGTTTAACACTATGTTTTGGGATAACAATAAAGGTGAGTATTGCTGTGAAACAATGTATTGGATACCAGAAAACAAATTAAAAGAAAACAGTCCAATGCAAACAAGCTATAGAGCCTGGGTGGATAGAGGTCTTTTGCGTACTTGCCCAGGTGGAACGATAGATTATAGAATGATAGTTGATTATGTTTGTAAAGAAATGGTTAACGAGCTAGGTATAATTTATAACTGGATATACTACGATTCTTATTCTGCAACGTATCTTGTTAACGAACTAGAAAGTGAAGGCTTTGCAAAAGATTACTGTATGGTTTTAACAATACAAGGATTTAAAACACTATCAGTACCGATGCAATTTATGGAAGAACAACTAAAACAAAAACATATAAATTACAACAACAATCCTGTTACTCTATGGTGTTTGACAAACGTTGAACTTGTACAAGATAGGAACGGTAATTATATGCCTAAAAAATATGACGATAAGCACGATAGAAAGATTGACGGTATGGCCGTAATACTTGATTGTTTTGTTGGAGTCGTTGACCATATTGCAGAATTTAAAGAATTATGCTAAGGAGGCAAAATGCGTAAAACAAAATGGTATAAGTGTCCATATTGCGGATATAAAATTATTGAATATGATAAAGATAATGGAGTGGCAAGGGGCATATATAGAAAGTGTCCATATTGCAAACGAAAAATAGAAATAAAGTTTGGATACAGTTGAAAATACAATATAAATATGTTATAATGATAGTAGTTGAATAAACATATGTTTTGACAGCTATTAATTAAATAAAAACGCGGTCTTGTACTGCGTTGGTTAGCGCCTGAGAGCCTCTACGGCAGATATGATGTATCTGTCGGCAGAGGTTCTTTTTGCGTTTTTTAAAAAATATGGGGTAAGTATGGGTTTATTTAGTAATATATTTAAAACTAAAAAGCAAAATGGAAATATGACCGAACTAATAAATGGTTTTACGCCTACATTTTTATCTTTATGCGATGTTGATAATAGCGATGTTTTTGCAACGGCTGTACAGACAAATGCAAGACATATAAGTAAGTTGCGTTTTGAGCATTATTATATAGACAACAAAGGCAATAGAACTATTAAGAAAAATAGCTTTTTAGGCTATTTGTTAAATCTAAGACCGAATAAGTTTATGAACGCTGCAACGTTTTGGGAGAAAGCGGCTTATGCTTATTATACATATAACAATTTATTTATTTATATAGAGCGTGATAGCTTTGGTTATGCAAAAAGTTTGTGGGTTTTAGACCCACATTATATACGATTTTTAAAAGATGTAAACGGTGGATACTGGCTTGACATAAGCCTTAACGATTCGCAGTTTACAGTTAGTTTTGAAGACATTATACACATTGCAAGAAATGTAAATGCGAATGAGTTTTTAGGTACAGACAATGCGGCTATTTACAAAGTTTTACAGCTTATAGATACGAATTATCAAGGTATAGAGCATGCGATAAAGCTATCAGCATTTATTAAATTTATTGTTACAACAACAACTAATTTAAGTCCCGGAGTTCTGGAAAAAAGGGCCAAAGAATTTACGGACCAATGGCTTGATGCAAAAAAAGATGGTGGTGTGATATTTACAGGAGCAGGCAATACTGTAACGCCTGTGAACAATCAGCCCAAATATACAAATGCCGATGAACAAAAAATACTTGATTTAAAAGTAAATAATTATCTAGGCGTTAATGAAAAAATAATAAATAGTCTTTATTCGGAAGACGAATGGCAATCTTATTATGAATCCACGCTTGAACCGTTTGTAATTAAAATTGAGAAAGAGCTTACGTATAAATTTTTTACAGATAGACAGATTGGCTTTGGTAACGAAATAGCGGTTATAGCGGACAAATTGCAACATGCAACATTCGGTACACGCATAAAGATGATAACAGAAACGCGTGAAATTGGTGCAATGACTGTCAATGAAATTAGAGAATTATTGTATATGGCCGCCGTCCCCGATGGTGACGTAAGACAAGTATCTTTAAATTTTGTTAAATCTGATAAGCAGGACGAATATCAGCTTAGCAAAGCAAAAACAAAGGAGGTAAACGATGATAACAAAGGATAGGCAATACAGGTCATTTGAAATAAGACAATCCGAAGAAGATATGACAATAGAAGGATATGCAGTAGTTTTTGAGCAAGAAACGGTATTATATGAATTCGATGGTGTGCAATATAAGGAGAAAATAAGCCGTAATGCCTTTGATGGTGTTTCCTTAGATGATGTTGTCCTTAATTTTAATCACGGCGGAAAGCCTATTGCAAGGACTAAAAACGCTACTTTACAACTTGATATTGACAGTGTAGGTGTAAAAGTAAAAGCGTCATTAAAGGGCACAGAAGAGGGGCGCAATACTTACGAAGAGGTAAAGGGAGGATATTTAGACAAAATGTCTTTCGCCTTTATAGTAGAAAAAGACAGTTATGATAGTAGTACACATACAAGAACGATTGAAAAAATTAAACGTTGGTATGATGTAGCAATTGTGGATTTTCCAGCTTATGAGCAAACAAGTGTATCGGCTCGTTCATTCTTTAAAGCGGAGGCTGAAAAAGAAAGTCTTAAAGCGGAGGCTGAAAGACACGCAACGGAGGTTGCGGAGATTGAGAAACGAAAAGCAAAGCTTAAGCTGTTAATCGATATAAAATCAAAATTTTAAAAGGAGAAGAAATAATGAGAAAATTATTTGAACTAAACAGAGCACTTGCAGATTTGCAAGAGAAAAAAAGCAAATTGGCAGAAGAGAGCAAAGGCACAGAAGTAAAGGAAGAGCGCTTGACAGCAATCAATACTGAACTTGACAAAATTAATGATAGCATAAAAAAAGCAACAGAAGAGAGAAATGCTGCAGAGGCCGAAGAGTTAGAACTTAAAAAGACAGCAAAAGAAACAAAGACACAATTTACAAGAGATGGCGAAGTTGAAAAAAGGCAAGCACAGGCAAAACAGCTTATAGAAAAGAGAGCAGTAACAATATCTAGCGGAGAATTAGCAACTCCTACCCTTGTAAAAAATGGAATAAACGATAAAGCAAACGAGGTATCTTCAATAATCGACATGGTAAATGTTGAAGACCTCAAAGGCATGAGCGAGTATAAAGTGCCTTATGTTTGCGCAATCGGTACAGGTGGTAAAACGACAGAAGGTGAGGGTGCAACGACAGCAGAACCAACATTTGCTTATGCATCAATTAAACCTGTAAAAATTACAGCATATTCAGAAGTGACAGAAGAAGCTGAAAAGCTAACACCTGTAGCTTATTATGAAAAAGTAAAGAGCTTGGCGCTTGTAGCATTAAAGAAAAAAGTTTCGGCATATATGATAAACGGAGATGCCGTGTCACTGCCATCGTTTATAGGAATAAATACAAGTTCAGCAGCAGCTATAACAAGCGCATCTGATATTGACATATCTGCAATAGACCAAAACACTTTAAGAAAAATGGTACTAGCCTATGGTGGTGATGAAAACGTTATTGGTACAG